TCAGTTGGTCAAGACATTGAGGCGCACATCAACATTCGTGGTAGAGAGTGGACATCACCACAAGGTGAAGTTAAGGTTTTCAACACGATAGTTTGTTGGAAAGTGGATAGTAATCCATTCACCGAAGCAGCACCAAGTAATAATCAAGAAGTACCATTTTAATAACTAATAAAAACTAACAAAATGAACACACAATTATCAATCGTACAACAACTGCCAATTTCAGAACTTATGAACTTGGCGAAAGCATTCGCAGAGAGTGGAATGTTTGCAGACACTAAATCAGCAGCGCAAGCAATAGTCAAAATACAAGCAGGTCAAGAAATCGGAATACCTCCATTCGCTGCTATGACTGGCATTCACATCATACAAGGCAAGCCAACCATTGGTGCTGGTTTAATAGCATCAAGGTTAAAAGGTAGTGGCAAGTATGATTACAGAGTAGTTGAAGCATCTGAAAAGGTTTGCAGCATTGATTTCTATCAAGGTAACACAAAGATTGGCAATAGCACATTTACTATTGAGGATGCAAGGAAAGCACTAACCAAGAACATTGACAAGTTTCCTAAAAATATGTTATTCGCAAGGGCAATCAGTAATGGTGTTAAATGGTATTGCCCCGACATTTTTAGCGGTCCAGTGTATGTGCCAGAGGAAATGCAAGTAGTAACAACTGAAGAGGTTACTCACATCGAAGTTGACACAACAATTGATGAAATCATTAATGACATTCAAGTGTGCGTTTCTTTAGATGAAATCAAAGCGGTTTGGAAAAAGTTAACGCTTAACCAAAAAACTGATTTGAGAGTATTGGCAGCCAAAGATGATATGAAAACCAAACTAACACCTAAAACCGAAGCATAATGAAACTAACAATCTATCAAATTGAGCAAAATTACAATCAGTTAGCAGAAGAACTTATAGAGAATGGGGGTGAGTTAACCCCCTCTCTTGAGGAAGCACTTGCAATCACCGAAGAGCAACTACAAAACAAATCAGTAGCCTATTCATTTGTCATCAAGCAAATGGATGCTGATGTTGAAATCATTGAGGCTGAAATAAAGAGGTTGCAGAACTTGAAGAAGCAACGTGAGAAGGCATCAGAATACCTTAAAGAGCGCATTAAACACGCTATGGACACATTCCAGATTGAAGAAATCAAAACACCATTGGTCAAGATTAACTTTCGCAAATCTGAATCAGTTGAGGTTGATGATGTCAACCAACTGCCTGCTGCATACAAGGTTGTTAAGGTAACAGAACAAGCCGATAAGGCAGCTATTAAAGCAGCGTTAAAGGATGGTGTTGAAGTTACTGGATGCAGCATAGCAACACATCGTAACTTGCAGATTAAGTAGATAATACTTATATTTGCAAACGAAATAACCGCCAACTTGAAAAAAATTATTAATAGCATAGCCCTTATCTTGATGCAGCCTCTTGGCGGTGGCGCATCTCGATAGGGGCTTATTTAATTTATACAAAATGATTTCAGTTTTTAAGAGTGCAAAGAGTAACCAATCAGAAGCAAGTATCGAAGTAGATGAGTATTTTGATGGGATTAAAAATGGTCGCTGGCAAGATGAGGTGCTTAATTTTCGTGCAGGTCGAACACAAAAAGAGTTAACTACTTGTGTAACTGCAAGTGGTTCATTCAAGCAAAGAGCAGCGAATAAATTACTTGAGCATAGTGGTTTCATTTGCTTGGATATTGATGCGAAAGACCAGATTGCTGAAGTTGATATTGAACGAATAAAATGCAACGAATACGTTTACTCTGTGCATCGTTCTTTAAGTGGTAATGGTTATGCAGTTTTTATTCGTATAGATGGTGCAAGGCATTTAGATGCATTTCTTTCTTTAGAGCAATACTTTATGGTGCAGTTTTCTATTGTGTTGGATAAAAGTTGCAAGGACACATCTCGTTTGCGTTTTGTGTCATATGACCCAGACATATTTATCAATAAAAAAGCAAAATCATTTAAGACCTACTTAAAGAAAAAAGACAAACCAAAGCCAAAGCCAGTTGTAATTAAAACTGATTTTGATGAGATGGTGGTAAAGGCAGCACCAATGAATTTGTTTGATAATTATGAGGATTACATTCGCCTTGCTTTTGCTTTGACACAAGAATTTAGCGAAGGTGGGCGCAACTACTTTCATTCACTATGTCAAGCATCACCAAAATATTCGCATAGACAAGCAGAAAGAGATTATAACGTAGCTTTGCAAAGGAGTGGAACTGGTGTTAGCATTGCAAGTATTTATTACATATTTAGACAAGCAGGTATCAGCACCACATCGGAAAGGACAGAAAAAATAAAGAGCATTGTTAAACTATCCGATAATCCGCAAGAAGAACTAAAAAAATTAAATATAACTGATGCAGATGAATTTCTTAAACCTCAATTAAAAAAGGAGAATACAGAAATTGATGAAATCATTGAACTTATCAAATTAAACAATGTAAAATTCAACGAAATTACACGCAACTTTGAGTTTAATGGTGAAGAAATGACCGATAGAATTTTAGCTAATTTTTACACGAAAGTTTGGCAAAAAATTGATGATGGAATTTCAAAGGACAAAGTGTTTACGTTGATTCAAAATAAAGACAATAGCATATCGTATAACCCAATTAAAAATTGGTTTGAGAATAATTCACATCTAACAACTGATAATGAATTTGACAAGCTAAAAAAGTGCTTTGAGATTGAGCAATTAATTTATGAGAATGATGGTACTTTTATTTTTGATACATATCTTGATATTTATTTAAAGAAGTGGTTATTAGGATTGATTGGTTCAGCATTTGGAACTTACTCACTAATGATTTTAGTCATAGCTGGTGAGCAGGGAATTAAAAAAACTGAATTTTTTAGAAACCTTTTGCCAAAAAAACTACGCAAATTTTATGCTGAAAGTAACTTGGATGAGGGCAAAGATTCAGAAATATTGATGACTAAAAAGTGGTTAATTGTGGATGATGAGTTTGGAGGCAAATCAAAAAAAGATGCCACAAAACTTAAACGTATGAGCAGCCAGCAAACTTTCTCCATTCGTATGCCATACGGAAGAGTTTCAGAAGACCTGCTTCGATTGGCAGTTCTTGGAGGCACATCAAATGATGCCGAAGTAATTAATGACCCTACTGGAAATAGGCGCATAATACCTATAAACTTGATTAGCTTTGATTTCGATTCTTATATGACGATTGATAAGGATAAACTATTTATTGAGTTGTACAACGAATGGAAAGCAAATAAAGAAGGTTGGTTTTTGGATAAGTTTCAAATTGAATACTTAAACAAAGCGAACGAAAAGAACATTGAAGTAATGAGTGAGGTGGAATTAATTAATAGGCACATTCAAAATGACCCAACAAGTAAAATGACCAACACCGATGTCATCCTTGAATTGCAAAAAATACATCCAACTTTCAAAACTAATACCAAAAGAATGGGGCAGGCTTTGAAAAAATGTGGCTATGAACAGACCATTTTTAGGAATGGTTCAAAGACCATTCGTGCCTATGAGATAAAAATCAAAGGATGTGTAACACCATATTCAATTGATAATCAAGAAAATATCTACTAAATGTTACAGATTACACATAAAATGCATATTTCAATTAGGCTGTATAAAATAATATGTGCGTGTGTGTGTGTGTGTGTGTATAGTATAGTAAGTAAAATAATTATAATAATCTGTAACATCTGTAACATCCTTGCAGCAGTAGGTTACAGATTGAAAAAAAAGTGTAAACAAAGTGTAACATCTGTAACAATAAAATTATGTTTAGAGAATATCAAAATAAAGCAATAATGACCATTGAAAGTAGCGCAAACAAAAATATTGCGCTACAAATGCCAACTGGCTCTGGCAAAACTTTTACTTTTTGCGAATATGCAAAGCGTTACTATGCTGAAAATATTAAGCGTGTACTGATATTGGTGCATCGTAATGAACTACTGCAACAAGCAAAAAATAGTTTAGGGGAAAAATGCTTCTTGATTGAAGCAGGGGTAAAAGCCATACCAAGTGACTACAACTACTATGTCGGAATGGTTGAAACAGTAGCAAGGCGCATCAATAAGTTGCCTAAATTTGGACTAACAATAATTGATGAGTGTCACATCGGTAACTTTAAAAAAATGCCATTCTTTCAAGACCAAGATTGCAAAGTGTTGGGTGTTACTGCAACACCTATTAACGAATACCCATTGGCAAACTATTATGCTGAACTATTGCAACCAGTATCAATCAGCAATCTTATAGCAGATGGTCACTTGGTTAATTGTGATGCATTTGGTTTTGCATCTGATTTGGTAGGGGCGCAAAAATTCAAAATAAAAGGCGGTGAATTTGATGAGAAACAAATGGAGGAATTTTACTCCAGCGAAAAGATGGTTCACAATGTAATTGAAAGCTACTGGAAACTATCAGCAGGCAAAAAAACAATGGTGTTTAACGTAAACTTAAACCATAACGAAGCAGTTTATAATGCGTTTAGAAATGAAGGATTAAATGTGTATAGCATTACTGGTGATACTGAAAAAAAAGAACGTGCTGAAATACTGCAAAAATTTAAAGCAGAAAATGATGCCATAATTTGCAATGTCGGTGTCTTAACTGCTGGATTTGATGAGCCAACCATTGAAACGATAATACTTAACAGAGCAACAAAATCTCTATCATTATATCTGCAAATGATAGGTAGGGGGAGCAGACCCAGCGAAAATAAGAGCAAATTTACTGTTATTGATTTGGGCAAAAACACAGTAAGGCACGGATATTATGATGACTATTTTGATTGGGAAACATATTTCAGAAATGGCACTAAAAAAGAAAAGACAAGTGTTGGAATGTCACCAGTTAAGGAGTGTCCAAGTTGTAACCATCTTCAGCATACAAGAAAAGTAGTGTGCGAAAATTGTGGACACGATTTTGAAGAGGAAAGAGCAAACCAAGTAGCAGAAGAAAAAGTTAAGGAATTAGTAAAATTAACTAAAGAAAGACCCATAAACATTCCGACACAAAGATTGTTTGATTTGGCAGATGAGAGGCAATGGAAGCCTTATGCAGTTTTGCACAAAATAGCTGAACACATCATTGCGTATGAGCAAAAGTATAGCAACATAGTAACACCATCTTATTCATTGCAATTGGCAAGGACAGAATTAAGCAAATGGTGTGATAAATATAAAGTGAATAATAATAAATGGCATCAAGAACTAATAACAAAATTACTAAATGATAAAAGAGTCGGAGGATAAAATACAAAGTGATTGCTACGTTTGGTTTCACAACACCTATCCCACTATGCGTGGTTTGCTATGCTATAACCTCAACAATTCAAAGAACAAAATTGATGGTGCAAGAAACAAGGCTAAAGGTCTAATTGCTGGGCGGTCTGATATGGTACTTTACTATGATGCAAAAGCGTTTATGATTGAGTTTAAAACATCTGATGGTGTGCAATCAGCAGGTCAACGTGAGTGGGAAGCATTAGTTAAAAGCAATGGTTTTCAATATCACATCATTCGTTCACTTGAGGAGTTTCAATCACTTATTGTTATGTTATTAAAATAATACTTATCTTTGTGAACAATATTGTTAACCAATCTATAACTAAATGTTAACCGAGAAACAAAAAGAGTTTTGCAAGTTGTTTATTAGTGGAAAGAATGCTACAGATTCTTATTCTATTGCATTTACTACTGCTAAACAAGGTACAAGTAAGGCAGCATCTTCAAGATTGCTTAAAAGCGATAAAATTAAGTTGTACATTTCAGAACTGCAATCAGAGAATAAAAAAATAGTTGCAATGGCTAATGAAAAGGCTGCTCAAGATATTGCTGATGGTTCAATTGCCGATGCAGCAGAACGTATGCAAATGTTGACTAAAATATTAAGAGGTGAGTTAAGCATTGAAGAAGAAGTAAGCACTCCAAGTGGGATAGTAACTTTATTAGTCAAACCATCTTTTGGCGAAAGAAGAGCAGCTATAGCAGAACTAAACAAAATGGGAGGTGATTATGCTCCTGCGAAAAGTGAAGTAAAGGTGGTAGGTGAGCAACCATTGTTTAATTAAAGATGTTTCAAAGGACAACTGCGATAAACAAACTATTGGCTATGAAAGCCAGAAAGCGTGTCATACAAGGTGGTACAAGTGCGGGCAAGACCTATGGCATTATTCCAGTAGCAGCAATTGATTACGCAACTAAACACCCAAGACACCTCATCACAGTAGTAGCTGAATCTATACCAGCAGTAAGAAATGGAGCGGTAAAGATATTTCAAGACACTATGTTTGATACAAATCGTTGGATTGAAGAGCATTGGCGCAGTAATCCAATGGAATATAAGTTCTCAAATGGTGCAATAGTTCAATTTACTGCGTTTGATTCAGTAGGTAAAGCCAAAGCAGCAGGTAAGCGTGATGTGTTATTCTTGAATGAGGCAAATCACATTGATTACGATATTGCTGATGCATTAATTACCAGAAGCAACACCATTTGGATAGATTACAACCCAGACCGACAATTTTGGGTACACGATGAGATATTGACTGAAGCGGATTCAGAGTTTCTTTTGCTTACATACAAAGACAATGAGGCTTGTCCTCCAGAGATTCTTTCAGAGTTGAATATTAAGTTAGGCAAGGCATACCATAATCCTTTAGGTGATAAAACAGATGCAAAAAACATCAAAAATGAATATTGGCATAACTGGTGCAAAGTGTACATTGATGGTGAAGTAGGCACATTGCAGGGCGCAATATTTCAAAATTGGGATATTGGCACATTCGATGATAGTTTACCGCACGTTTATGGTTTGGATTTCGGATTCAGTAATGACCCAGATTCATTGATTAAAATAGCAGTTAATAAGAAGAGAAAACTAATATACTTGCAAGAATGTATGTACAAAACTGGCAATTCAACCGAGCAATTAAGTGAATCTTTGAGGTTAAGAGTAAATCCCATCAATAGTATCATCGTTGCGGATAGTGCCGACCCAAGAACTATAAACGATTTAAGGCAGCGTAACTTTAACGTAATGCCAGCGCAAAAGGGTAAGGATAGTGTTAGAAATGGCATTAAACGAATGCAAGATTATCAGATTGTTGTAACTGCTGATAGTTTAAACCTCATCAAAGAGTTAAGGAATTATATTTGGCACGATAAGAAAAGCGAAACACCTATTGATGCGTACAACCATCAGATTGACCCTGCACGCTACGGATTTGACTATCTTGTACCAGTATCCACATTAGCCATTGGTGGTGCTTAAAATGAATTATTTTAGTAAATTTGCGAATATGAAAAGAATTATTAATACATTTGTCCAATATTTATTCAATAAATGAATTTTATTCAAAAGGTAGTTGGGAAAATAGCAAACAAAGCATTAAGCTATGCCAACACTATATCGTTGACCGAGCAGAACAGAGAAACAATCTGGAGAGAGTTTGGAGGCTTGATGCCATTGAATTGGGGCAATAGGGCTGATTTAATGATTAGGGAAGGCTATTCAGAGAATGTTGATGTTTATGCTATCATAAAAAAGATTGTTGATGTAAGCAAGTCAATCGCTTGGATAGTTGAAAGAAAAAGAGTTGATGGTACTTGGGAAAAAATATACAATACATCTTTGCACGAATTGATGGATGAGCCAAACAACTATAAGGGCTATACTTGGAATGACATTGAAGAGCAAACCTTACTTTACTTATTGATAACTGGCAATGTTTATTTAGTTGGTAATACTCAATTTAATTCAAGATTGATTCAAGAATTAGACATTCTACCAAGTTCTGCCATTAACATTTATAACCGCAACTTAAATTTCTTTATGCCCCAACTTGAATATCAATTCAACTTTGGTGGCACATCAAGAGTTTACACGCAAAATGAGTTAAAGCACATCAAGTTCTATAATCCAAACTTACAAACATTTGATTATGGATTAAGCCCAGTACAAGTTGCTGCATACGTTGTTAAGGTAGGCAATGAACGTTGGATTGCCGATGCAAGCATATTATCAAACAAAGGTGTTGCAGGATTAATTAGTGATAGTTCACAATTGCCAATGACACCAGATGAGGCAACAAGGGTAGATGCTGAATTGAGAAATAGAGTAGGAGGAGCGCATAACTTTGGTAAGATAATTACAACTAATAAGGATTTAAAGTACATTCAAATCGGTATGTCACCAAGTGATATGCAACTACTTGAGAAAGGCATAGTCAATACAAGAGCATTGTGTAATGTGTTCGGTATTGATGCTAAATTATTCAACGATACTGCTGCATCTACTTTCAACAATAGTTTAGAGGCGCAGAAGAATATGTATACTAATTGCATCATTCCT